CCGGCTGATTCCGGCCGGCCCGTTCCGTGCTCCGGACGGCCGGCCGGCGGACGCCCCCGCCTGGCAGCTCGACGACGAGACCGCCGCCCGCCTGGTAGCCGACATGGCCGCCCGCCAGTCCGCCCGTTACATCGACTACGAGCACGCCACCCTGCACGCCAAGACCAAGGGCACTGAAGCCCCCGCCGCAGGCTGGTTCGCCGCCCTCGAATGGCACCCCGAGACCGGCCTGATGGCCACCGGCATCCAATGGACCGAGCGCGCCGCCGCCTTCATCGCCGCGCAGGAATACCGCTACATCTCCCCGCTCTTCAGCTACGAACCCGGCTCCGGCCGCGTCCTCCAGCTCCTCGGCGCCAGCCTCACCAACGACCCCGGCCTCGACGGCCTCACCGACCTCGCCGCCCTCGCGGCCCATCTGCTTCCCCACCCACAGGAGTCGCACGTGAACCCCACCCTTGCCGCCCTGCTGCTCGCCCTGGGCATCAGCGAAAAACCCGCAGACGAGACCGCCGCCCTCAACGCCGCGCTCGCCGCCGCCAAGACCCTGCAGGAGACCCTCGCCGGCCTGCAGACCAACGTCGCCGCGCTCACCGCCCGCGCCGACAGCCCGGACCCCGGCAAGTTCGCGCCGATCGCCACCCTCACGGCGCTGCAGTCCGAGCACGCCGCCCTGCAGGGCCAGCTCGCCGCGCTCAGCGCCAAGGCCGCCGCCGCCGAACTCGACCAGGTCATCGAAACCGCCCGCACCGCCGGCAAGATCACCCCGGCGCTCGAATCCTGGGCACGCACCTACGGCAGCAAGGATCTCGCCGGCCTCACCGCCTACCTCGCGAGCGCCCCGATCATCGCCCCGCCCGGCACCCAGACCGGCGGCAAACCGCCCGCCGGCGGCAGCGAGCAGATCGCCGCCCTCAGCGCCGAAGAGACCGCCGTCTGCGCCATGCTGCGCGTCGCGCCGGAGGACTTCGCCAAGACCAAGGCGAGCGCCTGATTCCTCTCACCCCCCTGACCAGAAAGCCCGCACATGCCCCTGACCGCTGATCGCAACACCCCGTCGATGGATGGCGAACTCATCGCCGTCCCCGTCGCCACCGCCACCACGATCTACGCCGGATCGATCGTCGTCGCCAACGCCAACGGCTACGCCGCGCCGGGCTCCACGGCCACGACCCTGCAGTATCTCGGGCGCGCCGAGGAGACGGTCGTCAATGCCGGCGCCAACGGCGCCAAGACCATTCAGGTACGCCGCAAGCAGGCGTTCAAGTGGGGCAACTACGCTTCCGACGCCATCGTGCAGGCCGACCTCGGCAAGACTGCCTACATCTTCGATGACGCCCAGGTGGCCAAGACCAGCGGCGGTTCGACCCGCTCGATCGCCGGCAAGATCATCCAGCTCGACTCCGACGGCGTCTGGATCGAGTGACCGCAGAGATCCACCGGCCGCGTAACCGTCACAACCACTCCAGGAGCCACACATGATCGTCAACCGCAGCAATCTCGACACCGTCTTCAATGGCCTGAAGACGCTCTTCAACCAGGCCCTCGTCGCGCAGGCCGGCACCTGGATGGAAACCGCCATGGAGGTGCCAAGCTCCGGCACGGGCGAGGACTACGCCTGGCTCTCGCGCTTCCCAAGGTTCCGCAAGTGGACCGGCGACAAGGTCATCAAGAACATCGCTGCCGGCAAGTACTTCGTCAAGAACGAGGACTGGGAGACGACGATCGCCGTCCAGCGCAACGACATCGAAGACGACCGCATCGGCCTCTATAGCGTGCAGGCACGCAGCGCCGGCCAGAGCGCCGGCGAACTGCACGACATCATCGTCGATAGCCTCAAGAACGGCGGCTTCAGCCAGCTCTGCTTTGATGGCCAGTACTTCTACGACACCGACCACCTGGTGGGCGGCGCCAACGTCAGCAACAAGCTCACCGTGGCCCTCTCGGCCGCAACGACCGCCGGCGCTCTCGCCAGCTACGGCGCTGCGCGCGCAGCAATCATGGCGTTCAAGGACGACGAGGGCATGCCGCTGCGGCTCATCCCGGACGTGCTGGAAGTGCCCCCGGCGCTGGAATCGGTCGCGCGCGTGCTGTGCGAGCAAGACAAGCTGGTCGACAACTCGCCCAACCCCTACCGGGGAACCGCGCGTGTGGTGGTCAACCCGGGCCTGACCTCCGCCACGGCCTGGTTTCTCCACTGCACCAAGCAGGTCGTCAAGCCGTTCATCGTCCAGATGCGCAAGGCGCCGGTATTCGTGCAGCAGGTGAGCGCCGAGAACGACGATGTCTTCATGCGCGCCGAGTACAAGTTCGGCGCCGAAGCGCGCGCCACCGGCACCTACGGGTTCTGGCAACTCTCCGTCGGCAGCACCGGCTAACCCAGTCCAGCCAGGGCATCCTGGTGGTCTGAGCCACAGCCCTCTCGGCAGAGAGGGCTGCCCTGAGCCCACCCACGAACTGAGGGACCATACATGGAAACCGATCAAGAAGGCGCACTCACCCCAGCGCATCCGCCAGGCCCGTTTGTGCTCGTCGCCTCGCGCCGTCCGGATGGATTCCGCCGCGCCGGCCGCTTCTGGCCAGCCGAGACGACGCGTGTCGCGCTCGCGGACCTGTCCGGGGAGCAGCTTGCCCAGCTCCGCGCCGAGCCCATGCTCGACACGCGCCTCGTGCGGCCCGAATGTACGGACGACAGTGTCGCACCGCACGATGGCGGCCAGCCAGGCCGCGTCGACGAGTCTGAGGCCACGGACACAGACGTCTTCCCGACTGCGGACCCAGCCCCGGCCACGGACGACGCCCCAGCCGCCAAGACCACCCGCCGCCCGAAAGCGGCTGGCTGACGAGCCGCCGCCTGACCCATGCCCTACCTCACCGCCGCCGACCTCGTCGCCCGCTTCGGCGCCGAGGAGATCGCCCAGGTCTCCGACCGCTCGCTGCCGCGTGAAGTCACGCCCGAGCTGCTCGCCCTGAAGATCGCCGGCGACCCGCTCACCAACTGGGCCAGCAGCGACGTCGCCGCAGTCGACGCCGCCGTCGCCCTCATCGGCACCACCATCGACGACGCCCAGTCCGCCGTCGACGCCTACCTCGGCGCCCGCTACACCGTGCCGCTTGCCACCGTCCCGCCGGTCATCAAGCGCCTGGTCGCCGCCGTCGTCCGCTACTACCTGCACGGCGACCACGCCAGCGACCCCATCATCAAGGCGCACGACGCCGCCATGGCCCTGTGCCGCGACATCGCCACCAGACGAATCCCCTTCGGCGAACTCCTCGTCGCCTCGCCCAAGACCACCGACGCCACGATCACCGTCGTCAGCCCAGACCGCCTCTGGTCGCGCGAGGCCCGCGGGCTATGAGCGGCGAATTCCGCATCGAAGTCACTGACGCCAGCCTGCTGACCGCGCTGCGCCGGCTGTCCGGCGCGATCGCCGACCCCGCACCGATCATGACCGACATCGCCGCCCTCGGCGAAGCCAGCACCAGGCTGCGCTTCCGCACCCAGATCGGCCCCGACGGCGAACGGTGGAAGCCCAGCCTGCGCGCCCAGCTCACCGGCGGCCGCACCCTCACCCAGGACGGCCACCTTGCCGCCTCCATCTCCGCCCGCTCCGGCCGCGACTGGGCCGAGTGGGGCGCCAACCGCATCTACGCCGCCATCCATCAATTCGGCGGCACCATCCGCGCCAGGAACGCCAAGGCCCTACGCTTCGCCCTCGCCGGCGGCGGCTTCGCCACCGTCCAGAGCGTCAAGATCCCCGCGCGCCCCTTCCTCGGCCTCTCCACCGACGACGTCGCCGACATCGTCCACCTCATCGAAACCCGCCTCGCCGAGGCCGCCGCCTGATGCTCGCCGAAATCGAACAGTCGCTCGTCGCCTACATCAAGACCTCCCCGCTCGCCGCCCGCCTGCGCCAGGTCGAAGCCCTGCCAGACCTCGACGGCGACAACCTCGTCGCCAAATTCGGCGCCGACGCCCCGGCCGTCTACGTCGCGCTCGGCGGCGGCGAGCTGCAGGACGGCATGGCGGCGCTCACCGTCGGCATCGCCTGCGTCGCCCGCAACAGCCGCAGCCCGCAAGCCGCGCGTCAGGGCGACGGCATGCAGATCGGCCTGCTCGAGCTCGTGCACGAAGTCGTCAGCCTGATCCACACCGCCTACATCGAAGATTGCAGCTACCTGGTCATTCGCTGGGACCCGGTCGCCAGCGATGCGCTCACCCGCAAGGGCCTGTACGCCGCCGTCGTCCAGGCCCGGACCGAAGGCTATTACGGCAGTTAACCGCCACCAAACTTAACGCCACCGAGGAGCACCACACATGGGATTCACCCGCGCCATCGCCGTCCAGCTCGCCGCCGCGCAGACCTACGGCACGTCGAAGAACATGACGGCGATCACCAATGCCGCCGAAGCCGTCGCCACCCTCAAGGCAAGCCACGGCGTCGTCGTCGGCGACTACCTCGAGCTGACCAGCGGCTGGGGCCGCCTTAATGGCCGCATCGTCCGCGTCAAGACCGTCTCGACCAACGACGTCACCCTCGAGGGGATCAACACCAGCAGCACCACGCTCTACCCGGCCGGCCTGGGTACCGGCACCGTCCGCAAGATCACCCCGGCCACCGGCCTGATCAACATGAGCCAGGTCAAGCTGATCAACACCAGCGGCGGCGAGATGGGCTTCGAGGACATGACCTGCATCGACGACGTCCAGGGCAAGGAAGCGCCGACGATCCCCGGCCCGACGCGGCTGACGCTGACCGTCTTCGACGACCCGACCCGGCCATGGTACGCAGTGCTGCAAGCTGCCGCCGACGCCACGACGCCGCTTGCCTTCCGCCAGCGCTACCCCAACGGCGTCCTGCAGCTCATCAACGCCTACGTCGCCCTGCAGCGCTTCCCACAGATCGAGTTCGGCATGGCTCTCAAGACCAACATCACGCTCTCGCTCGTCGCCGAACAGACGCGCTACGAGAGCTGAGGAGCCCAGCATGTTCAAGATCGTCCCCGATCCCACCTTCCGCGCCCCTGCCGCGCTCACCGTCCCCGGCAAGGACAAGCCCGTCCAGGTCGTCATCGAATGGCGCCACCGCGATCGCCACGGGCTGCAGCAGTGGCTCGATGACCTCTCCCCGCAGAAGCCGCCGGCCGCCGCCGACGGCGCGCAGCCGCCCCAGCCGCTGCCGCCCAAGCTCCTGCCGCCCAAGCTCTCCGACGTCGACGGCCTCGCGGCCGTCATCGCCGACTGGGACGGCGTTTGCGACGAAGAGGGCAACGCGGTCCCATTCTCGAAGGAGGTTCTCCGGAAAGTCCTCGACGCCTACCACAACGCCGGCGCCGAGCTGGTCCGCGCCTATGTGCGCGCGCTGACCGAGTCCCGCCTGGGAAACTGAGAGAGGCGGCGCTTGCCTTCGTGCAGGCGCCGGTGGCCGAAACCGAGCGCCGCCTCGGCCTGCAGCCGGGCGACCTCGCCGACATGCAGGAGATGCCCGTATGGCCCGAGAACTGGCCCGCCGTCGAGCTGTTCGCCGCCCTGCAGACGCAATGGACGGTCGCCCCGTCCGGGCGGCTCGTCGGCCTGCGCTACGAGTCCCTGCCGGTCGTCTGCCGCGCGCTGCGCATCCGGCGCCGCAAACAGCGCCGCCTCTTTCGCGACCTGCAAGTGATGGAATCCGCCGTCCTCGAGGCCATGGGCGAGGAGGCCGCCCAGCCTGCTGCGGCCACGCTGACCGATGAGCAAACCGATGACTGGCCCCGCTGACCCGCTCGGCTGGGCCAGCAAGCCAAGGAGCCCATTGGCCCTCGCCGCCGTCATGAAAAAAGCCGAGTCCGACCGCCAATTCCGCGCCATCCGCGATCGCCTGATCAAGGATGGCATCTGCACCGAAGCCGGCCGCCTGTTGTTCCGCTGGACCGGCATCTCCTGGGAGCCCGCCACATGAGCAAGGTGACATTCCGCGTCGAACTCGAAGGCGCCGGCCAGACTGCCGCCGGCTTCGACCAGGTCGCCGCCGCCGGCAAGAAAGCCGTCGACCAGGTCACCGCCGGCAAGCGCGACCTCGACCAATACGGCCAGACGGCGCGCGCCACCGCCGCCGCGCTGCGCCAGGTGCCCGCCCAATTCACCGACATCGTCACCGGGCTCGCCAGCGGCCAGTCGCCGCTCACCGTCCTCCTGCAGCAGGGCGGCCAGCTCAAGGACATGTTCGGCGGCGTCGGCAACGCCGCCCAGGCGCTCGGCGGCTACGTCGCCGGCCTGATCAATCCGCTCAACCTCACCGCCGGGGCGGCCGCAGGGCTGGCCGTCGCGTTCTACCAGAGCACCAGCGAAGCACAAGACTTCTCGCGCGCGCTCATCAACACCGGCAATGCCGCAGGAACGTCGGCGGACCAACTGCGCGACATGGCATCGCAGGTGGCCGAAGCCAGCGGCGCGAGCCGCGGCGCGGCCGCGGAAGCCCTGACCGGGCTGACCGCATCAGCCACCGTTTCAGCCGATATGCTCGAGAAAGTAACCGCTGCCGCCGTCGGCCTCGAGCGATCTGGCGGACAGGCCATCGCGACGACCGTCGAACAGTTTGCTGCGCTCGGCAAAGATCCGGTCGAGGCCCTGAAGAAGCTCGATGAGCAGCAGCATTTTCTTTCTGCCACGGTCCTCGAGCAGGTCCGCGCACTCGTCGAACAGGGACGCACGGCAGACGCCGCGCGAGTCGCGCAAAATGCCTGGGCCGATGAAATCGCGCAACGCATCCCGCAGCTCGAGGGACAGCTCAACAGCTTCCAGATCGCCTGGCGTAACCTCGCCAGAGATGCAAGCAACGCCTGGGCCGCCATGAAGGGCGCCTTCGCCGATGACACCACCGTCGAAAAGCTCCGCGCCGCCCAATCCCGCCTCGCCGGCGGCGACGCCTCGGCCCGCGGCGACATCGCCGTCTGGCAAGCCAAGCTCGATGCCGAAAAGCAGAGCGTCGCCGCGCAGGAAGCCGCCAACGTCAAACGCCGCGCCGAAAACGGCTGGCTCATGGAAGGCGTGCAGTTCCGCAGCAAGCAGCAGAAGATGGAAGCCGAGATCGCCAAGGCGCGCGAACTTGGCCTCCAGGCCGGCAAATCCGAAGAAGACGTGCTCAAGCGCATCGGCCAAATCCGCGAGAAGTACACCGAAAAGGTCCGCACCGGCGGCACGCGCGCCGCCCGCGCCGACCCGCTCGACGCCGAGCTCGAGCGCCTGCGCACCGACCTCCTGGCGAGTGAAGCCGGCCTTTCCTCCTCGACCATCAAGGCCATCGACAGCCTCACCCAGGCGCTGCGCCGCGGCAAGGTCGAAGCCGCCGAGTACGAGAAGCTCCTCGGCATGCTCCTCGACAAGGACTCCGTCCTGCGCGCCAACGCCGTGCGCGACGAGCAGAGCGCCCGCGCCCAGGAAGCCATGGCCGGCTCCGTCGACAACCTGCGTAACGCCTTCGGCCGGCAGATCGCCGCCGCCAGCGAACGCGACATGCCGCAGGCCGAGCGTGAACTCGCCCGCTCCCTGCGCCAGGTCTCCGAAGAAGCCGACCGCGCCCGCGAAGCCCTCAGCCAGAAAGCCGCCTCGCTGCGCACCGACGACATCCCGGCCCTCGAGGCATACCGTCAGGCCATGGTCGAAGTCGCCCGCGCCGAAGAAGAGCAGACCGCCTGGGTCCGCGACCACGCCGCCGAGCAGGACCGCCTCAACGGCCTGATGTCCACCGGATTCGACCGCGCCATCAAGCGCTACGCCGACTCCAGCACGTCGGTCGCCGACCAGACCGAAGAGGCGTTCACCCGCGCCTTCGCCAACATGGAAGACGCCCTCATGACCTTCCTGACCACCGGCAAGCTCTCGTTTGCCGACTTCGCCCGCTCGCTCATCGCCGACATGGCGCGCATCGAGTTGCGCGCCCTGCTGACCAACCAGTCGGGCGGCGGCAGCGGCTTCGGCGGCATCGTCCAGTCGGCCCTGTCCGGCATCATGGGCCTCTTTGGCGGCGGCGGCTCATCGCCTTTGCCCGGCTCGCTCGGCGCCGCCGGCGGCTTGCCGCTCCCGTCCTTCGCGCGCGGCGGCGCCTTTGGCCCCTTCGGACCCATCGAAGCCTTCGCCAACGGCGGCATCCTCCATCAGCCGACGCTGTTCCGATTCGCGCGCGGCGGCACCCTGGCCACCGGCCTCGGCGGCGAAGCCGGCCCGGAAGCCATCATGCCCCTGGCCCGCGACCGCTCCGGCCGCCTCGGCGTCCGCGGCGGCGGCGGCCCCAACATCACCGTCAACGTCGCCGGCGGCAACGGCCCACCCTCGCTGATCCGCGCCAACGCCGGCCGCGGCGCGCGCGAGGTCCTGTCCATCCTCTCGGGAGCGCGCCGTTTTGGCTGAATTCGTCGAAGAGCGTCTGAGCCTCGCCGTCCGCGCCGGTGCCACCTGGAGCGAGGACTACGACATCGAGATCGTCCGCAGTGCTGCCGGCAGCGAATGGCGGCGCGCCCGGCATCCGCTGCCGATGCGCCGCTGGGAACTCTCCTTCGCCCTCATGCAGCCGGCCATGGCCGAGCAGGTCATCCGGTTCTACCACCGCATGTTCGGCCGCCTGCGCGGCTTCCGCCTGAGCCACCCGGACGACCGCTCAACCGCCGCTGACGGCCGCTCCGCGCCAGCCGCCGGCGACCAGACCCTGACCCGCCTCTCCGCCGGCGTCTACCAGCTCGTCAAGCGCTACGGCGGCGGCCCACCCGCAGAAATGCCGCTGCGCACGCTCTACAAGCCCGTCGCCGGCAGCGCCCTCGTCGCCGTCGGCGGCACCCCCTGGGCGACCGGCTGGACCCTCGACACCACCACCGGCCAGATCGCCTTCAGCGCCAACCTCACCAAGGCCATCACCGGCATCAGCAAGGCTGCATCCGCCGTCATCGACTTCGGCAGCGCCCACCCCTTCACCCCCGGCCAGACCGTGCATCTCAGCGGCGTCGTCGGCATGACCGAGATCAACGGCCAGCGCGCCGCGATCCAGTCATCCACCGCCAACACCATCACCGTCGCAATCAACTCCAGCGGCTACAGCACCTACACCTCCGGCGGCACCGCCAACACCCAGCCCCAGTCAACCGAAACCGTCACCGGCGGCTGCCTTTTCGATCTGCCGGTACGCTTCGACTCCGACCTTGCGATCAACAGCGCCGGCAATGTCCGCACCACCGGCACCATCGCCATCGTCGAGCTGCTCGCCCCATGAAACCAGTCGTCGCCGCCGCTGCCACCCGTGTCCTCTGCTGCCGCATCGTGCCCGCCAGCGGCCCCGCCATCCGCCTCACCGACCACCCGCGCAGCCTCACCATGGCCGGCGGCCAGATCTACCTGCCGCTCGACGGTCACAGCTTCAGCGGCTACTCCGCAACGGACGATTTTTCCCCCTCGTCGATCGATCTCGAGGGCATCGCCAACGTCGCCGGAATCAGCCGCGCAGCCGTCGGCAGCGGCCTCTTCGACGGCGCCCGCGTCTACTTCTTCGCCACCTCCTGGGCCGCCCCAGTCGAAGACCAGGAGCCCCTCACCGCCGGCATCTTCGGCCAGACCACCCTGCTCGACGACCGCTTCCGCATCACCGGCGTCAGCCTCATCGACGTCCTCGGCCAGACCGTCGGCCGCACCTACGGCGCCCAGTGCGACAAGACCTTCTGCAGCCAGGGCTTCGCCGGCTGCAAGGTCTCCCTGGCAGCCAACACCGTCACCGGCACCCTCACGCACGTCACCAGCACGCGGGTTTTCCGCGATTCCGCACGCGGCGAAGCCGCCGACATCTTCGGCGCCGGCCTCATCCGCTTCACCAGCGGCGCCAACGCCGGCCTCAAGGCGCAGGAGATCAAGAGCCATGCCGCCGACGGCACCATCGAGCTCCACGAGGGCCTCTACTACGCCCCCGCCATCGGCGACGCCTACTCCATGATCCGCGGCTGCCGCAAGCGCCTGAGCGATTGCCAGGCGCGCTGGAACGGCACCGCCACCTACAACAACGTCGCGAACTTCGGCGGCTTCCCGCACGTCCCGACCGCCACACAGTACGGCCAGATCGGCGGCCAGAAATGACGCCGGACGACATCATCAGCGCCGCCCGCGCCTGCCTCGGCACGCCATTTCGCCACCAGGGCCGGCTGCCAGGCGTCGGCCTCGACTGCGCCGGCGTCGCCGTCGAAGTCGCCCGCGCGCTCGGCTGTGCGCCCCTCGATGTCACCGGCTACGGCCGCACCCCAGCCGCCGGCCAGCTCGAGGCCGCCCTCGACGCCCAGCCCGATCTCGAGCGCATCGTCGACCGCGAAGCCCGCCAGCCCGGCGACATCCTCCTCCTGCGCTTCGGAGGCGAACCCCAGCACGTGGCCATCCTCACCGACGCCGACACCATGATCCACAGCTACGCAAACGTCGGCATCTGCTGCGAGCACCGCCTCAGCCCAGTCTGGGCCGCCCGCATCGTCCGCGTCTACCGCTTCCGCGGGGTCGTCGCCCCATGAGCAGCGTCGGCCAGGTCCTCGGCGGCATCGCCGGCGCCGTCGTCGGCTTTTTCGCGGGCGGCAATGTCTGGATGGGCGCCCAAATCGGCATGACCCTCGGCGGCTATCTCGACCCGCCAAAAGGCCCGACCGTCGAAGGCCCGCGCCTCTCCGACCTCAGCGTCCAGACCAGCACCTACGGCGCCTCGATCCCCCGCGTCTACGGCACCTGCGTCCTTTCCGGAAACGTTTTCTGGGTCGAAAACAACGGCCTCACGGAAGTCCGCACCAAGAAAAAATCCGGCGGCAAGGGCGGCCCGAAAACCACCACCAAGACCTACGCCTACTACGTCACCTTCGCCGTCGGCCTCTGCGAAGGCGAGATCGCCGGCGTCCTGCGCATCTGGATTGGCTCCAACCTCATCTACAACGCCGGTTCGACCGATCCCGCGACAATCGCCGCCAGCAACGCCGCCGCCTCCGGCTTCCGCGTCTACAACGGCAGCGAGACGCAGGACGCCGACCCCCGTATGCAGGCCACCCTCGGCGTCGCCAACACCCCCGCCTACCGCGGCCTGGCGTACATCGTCTTCGACGACCTGCCGCTGGAAAAATACGGCAACAGCCTTCTCGGCGCGCAAGTCCGCGTCGAGGTGATGCAGGTCGGCGTCACCTACACCTACCCGTACCAGACGTTCACAATGCCGAGCGGTCAGTACTGGCGAAGTGGCGCGTGGGATGGCACCGTGTTCTGCTCAACAACCTGGTTTTCGCACGTCGTAGCGGTCTCGAGCAATGGCCTGACCTGGCAGGAGATCGCTTTGCCCGACAGCGCAAGCACGCGGACGGCGTCGCGTCTGATGGCAACGGCGTGTTGCTCTGCTACGGAGGCGGATCGAACGGCGTCATCTGGCGGTCGGTCGATCATGGCCAGTCGTGGGCTAAAGTTCTGTCGTCGGTTTACACCGTCATGAACATCGGCTGGAACGGCGCCAAGTTTCTCGCGACGTCCGATTCCGGGCCATGCTGGACATCGCTAAACGGTCTGACCTGGACGCAGGAAACGGCGCCGCCGGGGACCTATTTCTCCCGCACCACCGTCTGGCACGGCCCGTCTGGGCACTGGTATGTCGTCGGCCAGGCTGGCAGCGATCCCATCGTGTACAAGTCGCCAACAGCCGCGTCCGGGAGCTGGACAGTCGCCCACACACTCGCCGGAGACCTCAACAATTTTGGCGTCGGATGTGTTCACAATAGCCGCATCCTGTTCATCGGAGTCGGCACGGGCGGCAGCGGCTACGGCAGCATGATGGTCTGGTCGGATGACGGCGCCACATGGAACCAAACCAACGTCCCGTCAAGGGAATACTGGATGCTGTCTGATGGCGACAATGTCTGGGTTGGCGACGGCGGCACGATGGGCAGTTGCTACTACAGCCCCGACGGCGTCACCGGCTGGACGGCTTACGACGGCCCGAACCAAGGCGTCAACCACGAGGCGTTTTACGGCAATTTCGCGATCGTCGCTGCGCCGAGCGGCAACAACCAGGGCTTCCTGATCACCAAGCAATTCTCCAACCCGCTGCCTATCGACCTCGGCGAGATCGTCAGCGCCGAGTGCCTGCGCTCCGGCCTCCTCACCGCCGGCGACATCGATGTCGCCGCCCTCACCACCCCCGTGCATGGCTACCGCATCGGCAACCGCGGCACCCTGCGCTCTGCGCTCGAGCCGCTGCAGATCGCCTACCCATTCGACGTCGTCCAGCGCGGCTACAAGGTGACCTTCATCCCGCGCGGCGGCGCCAGCGTCGCCACCATCGCCGCCACCGACCTCGGCGCGCACGGCGACGGCGACGAATCCCCGGTTCGCATCACCATCAGCCGCGAGATGGACTCGCAACTCCCCCGCCGCATCGCCGTCCAGTACCTCGACAGCCAGCGCGACCACGAGCGCGGCGAACAGTACGCCGCGCGCGGCAACACCCCCGCCACCAACATCGTCGCCCTGGAAATTCCCGTCGTCCTCGACTCCACCGAAGCCGCCGGCATCGCCGAAGTCCTGCTCTACCTCGCCTGGCTCGAGCGCTACGAGCTGCAGTTCAGCCTCGCGGCAGCCGCCTGGAATGCCCTCGAACCCGCCGACGTCGTCGCCCTTCCAACCGACGAGGGCACCGCCAGCGTCCGTATCATCGCCATCGACTACACCAGCGACGGCCGCCTCGAGTGCCGCGCGCGTTACAACCTCCCCGCGATTTACACCCCGACTGCCACCGGCGCCCCTCCCGCATCGCTGCCCGTGCACACCATCGTCCCCGTCGGCGGCACCGTCTACCACCTCCTCGACATCCCGCAAGTCCACGACGTACAGGCCAATCCCGGCTTTCTCGCCGCCATGTGCGGCGCCCTCGACGGCTGGCAAGGCGGCGCCCTCATGCAGTCCGCCGACGCCGGTACCACCTGGTCCGACATCCAGGACTTCGACCCCCCCGGCGCCACCATCGGCACCGCCGGCACCACCATCGGCAGCGTCGAACACCGCATGATCGACAAAGCCAGCGTGCTCACTGTCACCCTTGCCAACGGCGACCTCTACGACGTCACCGAGGCCGCCATGCTCGCCGGCGCCAACCACTTTGCCTACGGCGCCGACGGCCGCTGGGAGATCATCGCCGCGCAGAAATGCACCCTGCAGAGCGGCAAAACCTACATCCTGCGCGACCTCCTGCGCGGCCGCTTCGGCAGCGAATGGGCCATGGGCACCCACCAGGTCGGCGACGCCATCATCCTCCTCGACACCGACGACCTCGCGATGATCGCGATGTCCGCCAGCACCATCGGCCTCAGCCGCCTCTACCGCGGCATCACCTACGGCCGCGACCTCAGCACAGACAGCAACCGCTCCTTCGCGTACCAGGCCGTCAACCTCAAGCCCCTCTCGCCCATCCTCCTCAACGGCCATCGCGACGCCAGCGGCAACTGGTCCCTGAGTTGGGTCCGCCGCGCCCGTGGCCTCGTCGAATGGCGCGACTACGTCGACACCCCTCTGAACGAAGCCACCGAGCAGTACCAGATCGAGATTTTCTCGAGCGGCAGCTACACCACCGTCAAGCGCACCCTGACCGTATCAGCCGCCGCAGCGAGCTACACCACAGCCGAGCAAACCGCCGATTTCGGCTCCAACCAGACAACCCTGTACCTGCGCATCTACCAACTGTCCGCGACCGTCGGCCGCGGCTACGCCCTGCAGCAATCCATCACCAGATAACCGGGACCCCGACAAATGGCCGACAGCACAACCCACCTCGATCTGCTCGATCCGGCTCAAGCCGGCCACGCCTTCAGCGCCAACCAACTGTTCGACGCCCTGTCTCCCGCTCTATTTGGCGGGCGCCGCGAAAAGACCTGTTCCGGTCTCACCTGGGGCTACTACGGCGGCGGCCTCGCCAAGTCCGACGGCTCCCTGGTCGCAGTCGCCGACGGCACTTTGACCCTCACCGCCAGCGCCACGAACCGCGTGTACCTCACTCTGAGCGGCACCATCGCCGTCACCTCGGGCGCCGCCGCAGCCGACGAATTGGTGCTCCTGTACGCCGTCGTAACCGGCGCTTCATCGGTCACCTCATACCAGGATCACCGGTACTGTTTCGACCCCCCCTGGGCCGTAGTCCGCGCCTCCGTCGACGCCGCATCCGGCGACGTCACCCTCAGCGGCTCCACCCGCCGCGCCGGCTACCTCACCGTCACCGGAAACCTCACCGTCAACCGCAACGTAATCGTCCCCAACGACTGGCAATGCGTCGTCTACAACAACACCACCGGCGCCTTCAGTCTGACCTTCAAGACCGCCAGCGGATCGGGAGTAGCCGTCGCTCAAACCAAGCGCGCCACGCTCCTCGCCGACGGCACCAACGTGGTCCGCATAACCCCCGACACCTGACCCCATTTAACGCAGCGACGGCGCGTTAAATATGTCCCTGTTCTGTGCCAAGTAGCGCGTGAATTTTGTGCCAAGTAGCTCGTGAATTTACAGC